ATGCGGATCGATACCGATAAATTGGAGAAATTCACTGGCTCTGGAATTATAGCAGGTGATGAAATCATTATCTGCACCGTAAAAGGAAACAAGTCGATTACGCTTCTTAGGAACGGAAAGACTACAAACATCTTGAACTGCCTGGATAAAAACGCTGATTGGTTCCAGCTTGCGAAGGGCGACAACATCTTTGCTTATACGGCTGAGTACGGAAGTACAAATTTACAGTTTAAGATTGAGAACCGTATAGTCTACGAGGGGGTATAAGCACTATGGACGTGACAATTTTAAACACCAACCTAGATGCTGTCTCTATTGTGGATACGTACGAGTCCTTCATCTGGACAGATCGGTATTACGCTTACGGTGACTTTGAACTGTATGAAGCAATGCGAGAGGGTCTTCTTGACTACATCAAACAGGATTACTATTTGCAGAGCAAGGAATCTGAACATGTGATGATCGTGGAGAAAATCCAGATTACTTCAGATACCGAAGACGGTAACCATGTAACGGTTACTGGGCGTTCATTAGAATCTATCCTCGACAGGCGAATCGTCTGGGGACAGAAACTATTAAGCGGAAATCTTCAAAATGGAATAAAAACACTGCTCAACGAGAATGTAATTTCTCCGTCAGACAGCAATCGAAAAATTCCAAACTTTATTTTCAAAGAATCAACCGATCCAGCAATTACAAAGTTGAAACTGGAAGCTCAGTACACGGGAGATAACCTGTATGATGTCATCCAGAAAATTTGCGAGGAGCAGGGTATCGGTTTCAAGATCATTCTGAATGATGAAAAGCAGTTCGTATTTGAGTTGTATGCCGGTTCAGATAGATCATACGATCAGACGGAGAATCCCTACGTTATATTTTCACCGAAATTCGAGAACATCATCAATAGTAACTACATCGAATCTAAAGCTTCGTTGAAGACAGTGACCTTGGTTGGTGGAGAAGGTGAGGGCGCCGATCGAAGATATACTACGGTTGGTGGTGGCTCTGGTTTGAATCGCAGAGAATTGTTTACGGACGCTCGTGACATTTCTTCAAATGTTGGAAGCGATGATGCGTTGACCGATGCCGAGTATATGGCACAGTTGCAGCAAAGAGGAAAAGAAAAGCTTGCTGAAAATGTGAGCATTACCTCATTCGAGGGAGAAACAGAAACAACTATCATGTTCCAGTATGGAAAAGATTTCTTTAACGGGGACATTGTACAGATTGCGAACGAATATGGACACGAGACAAAAGCTCGTATTCTTGAAATTGTTCGCTCAGAAGATAAGGACGGCTATTCCGTCTATCCGACTTTTAAGACTATAGAACAGGAAGGAGCGTGATGAAGAAGTGAGTGTAACATTTGGATTTTATAATTCAAAAGAAGGAGATCGGCGCTACGATGCTATTCAGATGTCCAGCATTTTCGATGGAATCATTCAGGACGGAATCTTGCAGCATGTCGGAACTGCAATGGTTGTAAAAGAATCGGAAGCAATGATTATCAACGTTGGTGTCGGACGAGCCTGGTTCAATCACACTTGGACGCTGAATGACGCTCTGTTACCGTTAGTAGTTCCACAGTCCGAGATTCTGCTGAACCGATATGATGCAGTTGTACTTGAAGTGGATTCGAGAGAGGCCGTCAGAGCAAATGACATCAAAATCATTAAAGGAACCCCAGCATCGAATCCAACGAAACCTACGATGGTGAAGACAAATGATCGCTGGCAATATCCACTGGCGTATATTTATGTCGGCGCCGGAGTCACTTCTATTCGACAGGCAAACATCACGAACTGTGTTGGAACTTCAGAGTGTCCATTCGTAACGGCTCCATTGGACAAGGTTGAAATCGATGATTTGATTGCCCAATGGCAGGACCAGTGGAAAGAGTTCTACGAAAAGCAGACTACTGATATGGAAGAAACAAATAAGTTTTGGAAAGAGCAGTGGTCTACCTGGTTCCTGGCACAGACCGAGGAGATTCAGTCAGCATATTTGGCATGGGAAGCTCAGTGGAACCTTTGGTACTCGGAGCACACAGCAGATATGGAAGCCACAAGTACCTATTGGAAAGAAAAATGGGAGGCGTGGTTCAACGAATACACAAGCACCAATACTGCTGAAATGGCTGACTGGAAACAGAAATCAGAAACAGAATTTCGTGATTGGTTTGAGCAGTTACAGGCACTGCTGGACAGCAATACGGCAGCGAGTCTTGCGAAAAAACTTCTGGAATTACAGAAGCAGGTAGATATTCTTAATCAGTTCAGTTCCAACCTTGAAAACGAATACACGGTATATCAGAAGCTTTACGACAATGGATACCGTACTTATGGAGACGTGCTCGATTCTTCGGATGCATCCATTACTGACAGCAATTTGGATACGGTCATTGGACGTACATATTCCAGTGATCTTCTCCGTGACAGCAATGGCGATGTTATTGAAGGTCGGGCTATTTTTGTCATCAAATAAAGGAGGATTCATTAAATGAAAATCACAGACTACGAAAAGGTCCGAGAGTTAATAGCAAGTAATATTTTCCTGATTGACGGACCGAACGGAACAAAGATTATTACAGCAGATGATTTAGCAAAAGCGTTAATCGGTCTTTTAAGTTCCAAAGATTTTATAGGAGGAGTAAATCTTTCCGAACTTACCCAGATCCATGAGCTGGTATCTGGTAACAAATTACTCATCGGGACTACGGAAGGAAACAAGGCTATCGCTGCTGAAGATGCGCTCTTTGCTATGCTGGACAGCTTTGCTCCAGTGGAGCTTCGCCGGGTTATCTTCAGAGGTAAGAATCTCGGAACAGCTCTGACAGCGGTACAGAAAGCTGCTATTAAGGACGGTTCCTTTAAAGGAATGTTCCTTGGCGATTATTGGAGTATCGGAGGCCGTATCTGGCGTATCGTTGATATGGATTACTGGTACAACTGCGGTGACACTGCATTTACCAGCCATCATCTTGTGATCATGCCGGATGAAGCGCTTTACAATGCACAGATGAATACTACCAATATTACAACCGGTGGATACGTTGGTTCTGAGATGTATAAAAAGAACCTGGCGAACGCAAAGACAATCGTCAATGCGGCTTTCCAGGGTTCTGTTCTTACTCACAGAGAATACCTGTGCAATGCGGTTGCAAACGGAAGACCGTCCGGTGGAGCATGGTTTGATTCCAGTATTGAGCTCCCGAACGAACCTATGATGTATGGGCATCTTCATTTCAGTCCGACTTCTGACGGTTCTACTGTTCCGAGCATCTACACAATCAGCAAGACTCAGCTGGCGCTGTTCATGGTGTGTCCTAAATTCATCGTAAACAGATCTTACAACCAGTGGTTAAGAGACGTCGTTTCTTCGGCTTCCTTTGCCGTTGTGGGCTACGATGGCTATACGACCTACAGCTACGCTTCGAACTCTCTTGGAGTTCGTCCGGTCTTCCCGGTTGGTTAATTAAAATCGCGGGGCCTTGTGCCCCGTTTATATTTTTGAAAGGAGCTTCTAATCATGGAAGATAAAATCTATAAAATTACCCTCGGTGATGGAACTGAGATTTCCAATCTTAAGCTGAACGGAAACAATTTCATTTCTACAGAAAAGATCGAGGAATCCGCATTTGCATATAACTGCTCTCCGGTTACTATCAGCGACGGAACAACCGAGACTGTTCATCCGAACATGGAGCTGGTTCAGATCGTTGAGCAGGTTCCCGGGGAATACTGGTTTGTCCTTAGAGATATTTCTGAGGAGGAGTTTGCCAGAACCAAAATGCAGTCTGACATCGCCTACATTGCAATGATGTCTAATGTAGAGCTTTAAGAAGGAGGATCACCATGGAACATAGCAAGAATTACAGTAAAGTAAAGCTTTGGTGCAGCATGAAAATGTGGAATGAGACCAGGGTTCGTAATGCGGTGAAGATGGGCTGGATCACTAAAGAGGAGTTCGCTGAGATCACCGGTAAAGATTACGAATGAGCGTTCTGTTAGGCGACAGAAAAGAGTCAAAATTCGAAGCGATTACGTACTCGATCGAGTTGCATGATATGTTGATACTCCTTATGCAGAGGGGATTTGGTGTTAAGGATGTGGACAGCTTTGTTCGGAAGAAGTATGCGTATGGAGAAATTTCGGAAGAAAACTTTGCTAAGTATAGAGAATTGATGCGGAGTTTCAAATCGAAAGTAAACCAATGTGCTTCCTTGATAACGAGCAATGTTAGAGCGGCAAACACCATTTACCCACGGACAATGCACGAGTACGAGACCAGAAGAGATTACCAGAATGCGGCCATTGTAAATTGCGAGCAGCTCATCAATGAGTTGCAGCGGGTTGTTGAAATATTTGATGTAGATCTGAATTTATACAACCGGTATGTTAAAGCTATCGACCGAGAAATCGGATTGATAAAAAGGTGGCGTCAAAGAGACATGGCGATTAAGTCGCGGTTAGAAAAAGGGTAACATCTAAAAAATTGCGTCGTTTCTTCGGCTAACTTTGCCAATGTGAACAACAATGGCAATACGAACTACAACAACGCTTCGAACTCTAATGGAGTTCGTCCGGATTCTTCGATTAACCAACGAAGAAGGAGATGCTATCCGTTCCGCAAGGATAAATAATAAAGCCTAATACAATTTACTACGGTAAGTATTGTTATAACGGTGAATAGGTTATGAACTACGAGGAGATTGTCTGTGACGCCAATAACTTGTATAGGGCTTATAAGGTTTCCGTAAAGGGCAGCAAGTGGAAAGAATCGACGCAAAAATTCATGATGAATTTCCTGCGGTACATATTTGAAATCCAAGATGATATCATCAATAGGACACTTCAAAATGGACCGACGCAGGAATTCGAGCTGCATGAAAGAGGCCGAATAAGACCCATTACAAGTATTCAAATCCGTGATCGCATTGTTCGACATTCTCTGTGCGATGAAGTTTTGCTTCCAGAAGTGAAGAAACACATCATTTATGATAACTGCGCATCTATCAAAGGGCGTGGAATTTCACAACAGAGAAAACGATTTGAAATCCATCTTCACAAATACTACCAATTATACGGAAATGACGGTTATATTCTATTCGGTGACTTTTCGAAGTTCTATGACAATATTATCCATGAGATTGCCAAACGAGAATTGCTGAAGTTGTTCGATGACGATGAGTTTATTGACTGGCTTTTAACGTTGATATTTAAAGGCTTCCAGATCGATGTTTCGTACATGTCTGACGAGGAATACGAGACTTGTATGACCGATACTTTCAATAAACTGGAGTATCGGAACATTCCAAAAGAGAAGCTCACTGGCGAAAAGTGGATGGAGAAGTCCGTCAATATTGGAGACCAGCTTTCACAAGTCGTTGGGATTTATTATCCGTATCCCATTGACAGTTATGTTAAGTATGTGCGTCAGCAGAAATTTTATGGAAGGTATATGGATGATTGGTACATCATGAATCCCAGTAAAGAAGAGCTTGAAGACTTGCTCGAAAGCATCTGTAAAATTGCAGCTGAACTGGGAATCCATATCAATCGTAAGAAAACCAGAATTGTTAAGATTTCGAGCAAATACAAATTCCTGCAAATCAAGTACACACTTACGGATACCGGTAAAGTCATTAAACGAATAAATCCGGATCGAGTTACCGCCATGCGCAGAAAACTCAAGAAACTTGCCATTAAGGTTGGAAATGGAGAAGCGGATTACGACAATGTCGAGAATATGTTTCGCGGTTGGATGGGAGGACATTACAAACTCTTATCCAGAGAACAACGAAAGAATTTAATACAGCTTTACGAAGACCTATTTAGTAAGGAAATCACAATAGTCAACAAGAAGCTGATTGTTTCTGATAGGTCTGCATGATTGCACATAAAGAAGGAGGAAAACGATGGAACCTTGGTTTCAGGTTGTACTTACGATCTTTAGCTCAGTTCTCGCATCTTCTGGGCTGTGGGCCTATTTGCAAAAGAGAAGTGAGCAAAAAGATGTAAAAACAGAGATGCTTATTGGATTGGCACATGACAGGATCATGCATCTTGGAATGTCGTATATTGACCGTGGGTATGTAACCCAGGATGAATATGAAAATCTGAGAGTGTATCTCTATGAACCCTACGAACGTATGGGCGGGAATGGTTCAGCAAAGCGAATTATGCAGGAGGTGGACAAACTCCCGATTCATAAATTTATAGAGAAGGAGGAAGAGCACAATGAGCATGAGTAACAAGACATATGATATCCTTAAGTGGATTGCCATGTATTTGCTTCCGGCAGCCGGCACTTTATACTTTGCACTGGCTGGAATCTGGGGTCTCCCGTATGGAGAGCAGGTAGTCGGAACCATCACTGCGGTCGATACATTCCTTGGTGTTATCCTTGGAATCAGTACATCCCAGTACAATAAGACTGCTGATAAAGAAAAATAAGGGTAAGTATCAGAAGAGGGCGTGCTAAGAACATTCCCTCTTCTTTTTTTTTCAGTATGCGGGTTACGACTGAAGCGTTTATTCTTTTCTCAAACCTAGAATAGATTTGGAGGGAGATTTATGAATAAAACATTCAATCGAAATGACCCAGATGTTATTGCTGTGGACATAGAAAAATTGTCTGCCATATTATCTTGCGGATGTGCAACTGCTCGAAAGATAGGGGAGCAGGCGGAAGCAAGGATTTTCATAGGTCGGCGAGTTCTATACTCAGTTAATAAAGTCCAGAAATATTTGGACTCTATTGCTGAATAAACGATGGATATTAGGAACGATATTTGATATAATATGACTGATGAAATTTGTCGAATTGTTCCTAATAGCTTACGACGTGAGGCTTATGGAGGAGCAATCATGGCAGCAACAAGCAGAAAAGATTCAAAAGGAAGAAAATTACACACAGGAGAATCACAAAGAAAGGATGGGATCTATCTTTATAGGTATACAGACGCGTATACTGGTAAAAGAACATCTGTATATGCGAATGATTTACCAGAATTGAGACGTAAAGAGAAAGCCATAGCAAAAGACATTGATGATAATATTCTTACGGATATTTCAACAAAGAATCTAACCTTAAACACTCTGTTTGAAAGGTATCTTGGTATCATTGTCATTGACGATGGGACAAAAATCAATTATCAAAACATGTGGAACATCCATGTTCGAGATACGATAGGAAATATTAAGGTTGTTAATTTGCGAGCATCTCATATTATGAGTTTATATTCTGGTATGTCGAATGATAAGTACGCACATAACACAATAAAATACATACATCTGATGATATTTCCAGCATTGGAGATGGCAGTAGATGATGATATTATTCGTAAAAATCCTGCAAAAAATGCACTGTCATCTGAATATGGCGAAGAACCAAAGAAAAAAGAGGCGTTAGAAGTATCAGAACAGGAAAGACTTTTAGATTTTATGAATAAGAGCAATATATATAGAAAGTATATTCCGCTGATAACGATAATGTCTGAGACGGCTCTTAGATGCGGGGAACTGATCGGAATAACATTTAATGATATTGATTTCAAAAACAAAGAATTGCATATAGATCATCAGTTGACATATAAGAATTATAAGGACGGGAATGGCTGCATGTTTCGTATTAAAAAGCCTAAAACAAAAGCGGGAATACGAACAATACCATTAACAGACAGAGCGTGTGATGCTTTCCGTGAACAAAGGAAGCAGAATTTTCAAGCTGGCATATTTTGTACGTTCGAAATTGAAGGCATAACGGATTTTGTCTTTCTTACCAAAAATGGAAGACCAATGATGCCGAATGCTTTGAACAATGTGCTATATAATATCGTAAAGAATTATAATTCTTGTACGGACGGAACACAGACCATAGAACAGTTTTCATCTCATGTCATGCGCCATACCGGATGTACTAATATGGCGAGAGCCGGTGTCAATGTGAAAGCAACTCAATATGTTATGGGGCACGCTCATAGTGATGTAACAATGGATGTGTATAATCACTTGAATAATAAGACGGATGTCAAACTTGAGTTTTCAAAATTCGAAAAAAATGGTACAAAAATGGTACAGTAGACGTAAAAATAAGATTTCACAAAAAGTTCATAAACCCTGCAACCCTTGATTTTACTTGGGTTGCAAATATTTTAATAAAAATTTTAGCACTCAACTCTTGGGAGTGCTAATTTTCTATTGACTTTTAAATTTTGCTGTACTAGAATGTCCATTAGGCAAGCAAATATACTATCGATATCAGCGAAAAAGCTGATTGACAGCCGATATTAAAAGAAACGTAACTGAGCAGTTACGGATAGATTATAAATAAAAAGGAGTGCAGTAAAATGGCAGTTAAAAAAGGTACTTTATCAATTGACAGCGAAAACATTTTTCCTATTATCAAGAAATGGGTTTATTCCGATCATGATATCTTTGTACGTGAACTCGTATCCAACGGATGTGATGCGATCACTAAGTTGAAAAAGCTGGACATGATGGGAGAATATGAACTCCCGGAAGATTATAAACCGAAGATTGAAGTAATTGTCAATCCAGAAGAGAAGACGATGAAGTTTATCGATAACGGACTTGGTATGACAGCAGAAGAAGTAGAGGAGTATATCACTCAGATCGCATTTTCAGGTGCAACACAGTTCCTTGAGAAATATAAAGATAAGACAACAGACGATGAGATGATTGGACACTTCGGACTTGGATTCTATTCTGCATTCATGGTAGCAGACGAAGTTCAGATTGATACTCTTTCTTATAAAGAAGGCGCAAAGCCGGTACACTGGGCAAGTCAGGGCGGTACAGAGTATGAGATGCAGGAAGGAAATAAGACAACAGTTGGAAGTGAGATCACACTGTTCCTGAATGAGGATAGTCTTGAATTTGCAAACGAGTACCGTGCAAGAGAAGTGCTTGAGAGATATTGTTCTTTCATGCCGGTAGAGATCTTCCTCTCCAAGGCAAATGCAGAGCCGGAGTACGATACAATCGATGAGGCAGATGTTCTTGATACAGATACTGTAGTAGAGCATATTACAGAGGAACCAAAGGAAGGCGAAGAGGGCGAGCCGAAGCAGAAAGCGAAGATTGTAAGACGTCCGGTATCTATCAGTGATACACACCCACTTTGGACAAAGAATCCAAGTGAGTGCACAAAGGATGACTATATTGATTTTTACCGCAAGGTGTTCATGGATTACAAAGAGCCACTGTTCTGGATCCACCTGAACATGGATTATCCGTTTAACTTAAAGGGAATCCTTTACTTCCCGAAGATCAATACAGAGTATGATTCCATCGAAGGAAAGATTAAACTTTACAATAACCAGGTATTTATCGCAGATAATATTAAAGAAGTAATCCCAGAGTTCCTTATGGTACTTAAGGGAGTGATCGACTGTCCAGATCTGCCGTTGAACGTATCACGTAGTGCACTGCAGAACGACGGATTTGTAAATAAAGTTGCTGATTACATTTCCAAGAAGGTTGCTGACAAGTTGAACGGAATGTTCAAGACAGACCGTGAAAACTACGAGAAATATTGGGATGACATCAGTCCATTTATCAAGTTCGGCTGCCTGAAAGATGAGAAATTCGGCGAGAAAATGAAGAATTCTATGCTTTACAAGAATCTTGATCATAAATACATGACTCTCGAAGATATCATCAAAGAAGCCAAAGGCGAAGAAGCTGACGCAACCAAGACAGAGGAAACTAAGGAAGAAGAAACAAAAACAGACGCAGAAGAGTCTAAGGACACAGATGCGAAGGAAGAAGAGAAGACAAGAATCTTCTATGTAACAGATGAAGTACAGCAGAGCCAGTACATCAACATGTTCAAGGCCCAGGGACAGGATGCGATCATTCTGACACATAACATTGATTCTGCATTTATCACATACCTTGAGCAGAAACATCAGGAAGTTCAGTTCTTGAGAATTGATGCAGATGTACATGATTCTCTGAAGGATGAAGTTGCAGAAGATGAGAAGGAAGAATTCCAGAAGACAACAGACAGCCTTGTTGAAATCTTCCGCAAAGAGCTTGGCAATGAGAAGCTTGATGTTAAAGTTGAAAAGCTCAAAGATGAGAATGTAGCATCTATGGCAGTTCTTTCTGAGGAAAACAGAAGAATGCAGGAGATGATGAAGATGTATGGTATGGGCGGCATGGATGCATCCATGTTCGGAAGCCAGGCAACACTGGTTCTTAACGCCAACCATCCGCTGGTTCAGTTCCTTGTAGCGAATAAGGACAGCAAGAACGTGTCAATCATCTGCAAACAGCTGTATGATCTTGCAATGCTTGCTCATAAGCCATTAAGTCCGGAAGAGATGACAGCATTCGTTAAGAGAAGCAATGATATTATGATGCTTCTGACAAAATAATAAAGTAAAATGATGAGAAACATGTTCCATGAGTTTCTCATCATTGGCAGTAATAAGTTCAGCCGCTTCACGATTATTTGACCGTGAGGCGGCTGTTATTATGTGCGCCTTGCGGCACACATTGCTAATGGATTTTTAAATTTACATCAACTCAAATGCAATCTCTTTTTTTAAAAAGAACTTCTTTACCATCTCATCCCATTCGCGTTCCAGGGTCTTATCCATCATAAAACTCTTGAAGGAAGTTCCTGTCACGCAGGTGAGATGAGTTCCATCGTAACGTATATTCAAATAGAGTCCCTGCACGTCAGCAGGATTAAGTCCCAGTTCTTTCTGTTCAATCAGACGGGAAATATTCTTTGAATTCAGGCTGAAGACAAAATGAAAACCGAGCGGTGTTTTCTTTCCCTTAATTAAGGAAAAACAAAATTCACGCAGATTTTTCCAAAGAGAATATTCCGGAATCTCTTCTTCGGAATCAAAGAAATCTTTCTGTATATACCCGTCAATCCGAAAGGTATTAAACGTAATAATCTCTCCTTCAATAAAAGAGAAATTGTCAAATGTCTCTTTTAACAGAAGGTGAGACATGAAGTTTTTTACATTTGTTAAAGTCAGTGAAATCATAGAAATCAGATACCTCCGCAGCTGTTTAAGTTCTTAATCGTCTACCTATCATTGTACTAAAAGGAATGGCGAGATACAAGCCAGGGCAACCGCATAAAAAATATCCATCATGGAACAAAAATTCCTTGATGGATATTTTTAAATGGTTTCTGCAATT